CCAGCTCACGATTTTTTAAGTGCTGTTCTTCAATGTGTGTTTTAGATTGTCCTAAGTAGGCAGCAGCATGATGTTTTTCTACCATGTACTCATTGATAGATTTATCCGCATAATTTGTGGTGCGCCATAGCTCACCGAGAATGCGACCAAACTTACCTTTCCCGTGGCTTTTTATAGTAATGCCTCCAGGATCATCTAACATATTCGTGAGAAACTGCTTTGCGGCGAGACCGTATTTCTTTTCTTCTAGGTCTCTCGTCCGCGATTCGGGAGTATCGATACCGTACAAACGCACTGTTTCGTTGCGACTCCAGATACCGAAGCCCATGTCAACGTCAACTCGGATAGTGTCACCATCGATAATTTTTACAACCTCGCATTTATATTCATACATCGGCTTTCCTATATTTTGATTTTTCTCTTATGTGTTCGGGGGCGCGGTGCCACTTTCCGTTGATGTTACCATTGATAAAGTTTTCATTTTCCAACACACCATGTAAAAATTGCTCGCGCACTTCTTCATAATTCACACGTCCCTTGGTAGAGTGCAATGAGATGATTTCTCTTCGGAAGTTTTCTTTTCCGTATGTATCAATTTCTTCCTTGAGTTCATCGCTTGATCCATAGTATTCTTTCCAATCGGACTCACTTTTTTGACGACGCGTGGATCCCTTTTTCTTACGAAATGAATAAAAGTATTTTCTGCCAATATATTTCTTATCATTGATCAGGCTCGTTATAACGTAAACAAACCCGAAGAACCCATTTATATCTTCGGTTTCAAACGGTACTCCCTCGAATGTCCAAGGATTGTCGTACATCAATTCTCTTCTTCATTATCATCCTCATCTATATAGTCGTCATCATCGTCTTCTATTTCCGCACCGCAAAATGGGCACCACTGTGGCTTATCCTCAACATACTGAGTGTCGTATTTTATAGTGTATTCTGCACCACACGATGGACATTTTACATCTTCTTCTACTTCGTCGAGTATCGTCATTTCCAAGCAGTGTCCCAACTTCCTGTCAAACCAGCAACTTCATACTCAGTTACTCTGTTTTCAAAAAAGTTCGTATGATCTGCACCATTCAATACCCACTCAAGCCATTCGAGTGGATTTTCCTTAACTCTGAAGTTCGGTTTCAATCCCAGTTGAAGCAATCGACGATCAGTAATGTAACGAATGTATTGCTTGACCTCATCCGAAGTCAAACCTTCGATATCACCAATCTTATATGCTAGCTCAATAAACTTATCTTCGAGCTTGACGGTGTTACGAGCCATTTCATAAATTTCTTGCTTGAACTCATCGTCAACTATTCTAGGGTGTTCAGCGCAATATGTGCGGAACAAACGTGCGTTACCCTCAACATGAATCGACTCATCACGGATCGACCACTCAACAACTTTACCCATGCCTTTCATCTTGCCGAATCGTTGAAAATTCAAAAGCATCACGAACGAGGCGAACAGTAAAACACCCTCGTTGAATACTGATTTCGCTAGGGCAAGACCCAAACCGCGCCGAGTTGAAATATCAGCATCAGACATGTAATCAACCTTGTCTGCCATTTCTTTATACTCAAGAAACGCGAGATACTCATCATCGGGCAATCCAAGAGTATCATTCAGCAGTGCATATGCGCGTTGATGAACACCCTCACGTGCAGCAAAAGAACCATGCATATTTCTGATTTCATTGTTCTTAAACGCAGGAATGAAATGATCATAATAGTTTTTGCCGACCGCAACGTCAGACTGAGTGAACAGTCGCAAAATTTGAATGATGAAAGACTTTTCCGTTTCTGTCATCTTACCGGACTTCCAGTCCATGACGTCTTCACTTAGGTCAAGCTCGTCTTCAATCCAATGTATCTTTTCGTGGCGTTGTGTTATCTCAACTGCCCAAGGATATTGAAATGGTTTGTAAACTTTAGAAAACTCCATCAGACCGCCACGTGCGC